TCACTCCTGATTCCAACATAGTCTTGACAAGTTGGCCCATCGGTGTTGGTAGGATTTTCATCTTACCATATCCATTTGGTCCGTCCATCCACATTTCAGTTATCATGTGAGACACACGGTCCAAATTAATTTTTAAATCATCCGGGTGATCCACTTCACCTAAAACAGAGTATCCTGATCCGATCTGGTCATTAAGTGTTTTCACTGCTTTTCCAATTTCATTTACCGGGTAAATTCTTTGGTTAGCGTTTTTGATTCCACCTTGAATACAGATTCCCTTCATGTACAAATCTTTGCCGTGTTCTCCCTCGTGCAGGATCTGTACTCTGGCCTGATCAAATGTTAGATTCTCTCTAAGGTATAGTGACATCCAATGATCTCCGTTAAATCAACAATTACCTAGAAGCAACTGGAGATTTTGCAGATTTGTCAGAACCGTCAGCAGTTTGAGGTTTTACTTCTTTTTTCATTGAAGTACCTTTTGCTTTGCCTGGCGTGTTCTCAAAATCACTCATTTTTTGTGCAGTTGGTGCCGCTCTGTCGCCACTGTCAGCCTGGCCTTGGTTTAAACCTTTAGCACTTGCTGAGTTCATTGGCTTGTTCGCTGTACCAATTGGTGATTTTCCGCTATCTGAATGGTCGGCTGTGTCTGCTTTTACAGGATTTTTGTACTCTTTCATCTTCTCTTTTTTATCCTTGTGCATTGCCTCTTTCTTCATGTCTTTCTTATCTGACATTTTGCCTTCCATTTCAACTTCTGGAGTTAACTCTGGTGCAACTTCTAATGACTCGTCTTCTTTTTCTTCTTTGTCATCTTTCTTGTCGCCCATCATTGCTTCGAATTCTGCTTTTAATTCATCTAAAGCGTCTTCTAAGTCAACAACTCTGTCTTCCATATCTTCTTCGCCTTTGTCGCCATCCATGTCTTTGTCCATGTCTTTGTCCATTTCCATGTCCATATTCATTTCTTTAGCGCCTTCTTCGTCTGCTGATATGTCTTTAACCAATTCGTCAGTTGCGTCACCGCCTACTTCTTCGATTGATTCTTCTTCAGTTGTTTCTGATTCTGTTGCTTCGTCTTCGATTTCAGCAACTTCATCAACTTGGTCTTCTTTAGACTCTTCTGAAGTTTCTTTTACTTCTTCATCTTTTGCTTCTTCTGTAGTTTCTTCTACTTTATCTTCAGCAGTTTCTTCTACTTTTGCTTCATCAGATGCTTCAGTTTCTGTAACTTCATCTTCTTTTTTCATTTTCTTGTCATGCATCGCTTCTGCAGTAACTTCTTCGTCTGCTAGATTTTCGTAGATATCTCTTGATTTTTCTACAACGATTTCATGGAATAAAGCCTCTGCTTTATCGTTTTCTTCGTTTATTAGCAACTCTAATAACGATTCAAATTTATTGTTTGACATTTTACACGTGCTCCTTGTTTTATAGTCGATTTGTACTTATAAGTGTTTGTATTTACAAATAAAGCGTAAAAACGGTGTGATAATTGGCGTTAAAAGGCGTCTTTTTGCCTATTTTTTTAGTTCTAGGTTGAATTTTTCTAGAAATGCTTCTATTGTTGGATGATCTATGTTTCCTTTGGTGAATTTACCCTGTAGATCTTTGGGGACAAACCAGCCTTTTGGAATGACTCTGTGAAACTGAGTATCAGGAAAATCCTGCACACAACGTTTTGTCTGGTTTAGCCAGTTGCCATGGAAGGTTGCCTGTTCGTTGCTTTTTTTATAGTTCCTTGTATCCTTGAACACGTTGTTGAATCTGTAATGTTGATTTTTGCCTTGTTGTAGATGTCCTTGATAATCGAAACCAAGCACATAGATCTCCTTGAATCCATGCTCACACGCCATCCTAAGTGCTGTTGGACCACTTGACCAACCCAGGCTTGGTTTGAACCAATTGACATGATCTAGAACTTTTTGTATTTTGGAATATTGAGCATTATAGTTTGACCACACTTTATTATGTATTACGTAATCCGTTTCGGCTATCTCTTTGATCATCTTTGGATCTACTGCGATTAGAAAGTGCGGTCTGTGTGTTCTGTAAACACCATTGCAGGCAAACACAGTGCCCTTTTGCATGAGATCATTTATTTCGATCCCCCTACGTGATTCACCGTTGCCTAATACGAATGCTATTGATGACATTATAACTGTAAGTTATCGTCTTGTGCAGGTTGTCCGTACATCTTTTGGACAAATACCGCTTCTTCCTTTTGCTGTGCATCATGTTCCTCAGATGCAAGTCTCATAGAGTTGATTTGTTTGAGTGTCAAACGTGTTTTTCGTGTGTCTTCTGAATCTAAGATTGAAATGTCGTGTTCAGGCTCGTAAGTTTTGTCTTGTTGGAAGCCGTCTGCACCGTATGTGAAAAATTCGTTTAGTTTCATATCAGTATTTAACCTTATACCTGTCCGCCGCCACCTGTGCCGCCTGGAGTTTGTCCACCTGGCGTTTGTCCCGGTTGTCCCGGTTGTGGTGATCCTGGTTCTGGTGCGTCCGGACTTGCTGTTGGTTCTTCGAATTGATCAAGATCTCCCGCAATTCCTGACTGTGTTATACCACCTGTCCGCAGTTGTGCATTTTTAGTCTGTTTTTTCTGTGGAATATTGTTTTCTTCTGCCCATAGATCTGCGTTTCTCGCCATTTCTTCTTCGGTTAGGCCTAGATATCTCTTCAATGCAAATCTTTTACTCATGTAAGGCAGTTCAGCAACTGCTGTAAATGTGTTTACTCTTGCTTGGTCCATCTCAGTCTGCCTGTATTGTGCAAAGTTCTGCGGTGGATTCAACTTTATCTCAAACATTGAGTTGTCAATGTTGTAGCCTTTCGTTTTTATCCATAATTTGAATTCTTCATCAAAAGTTTCCGCCAACATGCTTTGCAGTCTGGCACAATATTTGTTGAATCTTAGTTCCTGTATGTAAGCAGTACCGACCCTTCCGTCGTTGTACTGTTGCTGTCCATCCTCTGCACCTGTTGGCAGGTATGAACTTGGAATCCTCAAACCTCTAAACAATTTGTTTGTGAAGAATCTTAAGTCATCTATCTCTCCTAAGTTTGTACCACCTGGAAGCGTGTCAACTTTAGATCCTCTACCTTCTGCTGTCTGTGGGAAGAAGTAATCTTCATTGATTGACATTGGATTATATGTTGCATCAATAAAGTTTGCACCACCAGATGCACTTGGAATTCTTCTTTGGTTAATCTCATTTTTGACCCTCTCAACAAATTGCATCGCCAAGTGCGTAGGCATGTTACCCACGTCAATGTAGAATACTCTTCTTTCTGGCGCTCTCTGAACCCTGTAAATTATGATTGCATCTTCTAATAATTCTTTTTGCTTGTAAACTTTGAACACTTGCTCTAAAACAGACTGTCCGAAAGGAAACAAGTTGTCTAAGCCGTCCGACATGGACATGTGTATCACGTGTTCTGCGTTGATGTTGTAGGCATTCATTGTCTTGTAGAATCTTCCTCCTGACATTCCACCTGCAAAACCAGACATGTTATTTGTTGCACCTGCGTTTGCATAACTTGATCCGTACGCCGCTGTACCACCACCTGTTGTTCCACCACCACCATATGTTTGATTTGGTGTTATCTGTGTTGCACTCAATCTCTGTAGGTTTGGATTGATGTCTCTGATTACATACTGCTCTGGTTTTTTGCCCTCAGATTCATTCACAACGATCCTGTCAACCTTTGCGTTGTCCACGTACAACCATTTCTGTGTTTCTGGATCTCGGACAAAGAAACAGTCTCCGTATTTCAGTGCGTTCCTGAATATTCTGAAGATTCTCTTATTGAATTTGTTTGATTTTGTCCATTGTTGCAAAGCCTTCTTAAGAAGTTTCACTTCGTGTTCTGTGGTCTCATCCTTGAACACAAGATCAAATGGAGTTTCGTTCTCTGTGTTCTTCTGTGTTGAAAATTCTGCTAGTATGTCCAGTGCCGCATTGATCTCAGAATCTGAATCCATCTGGTCATACTGGAAGTACCTCTGTATCCTGTTGGGGTGTCCTGTGTACACGTCTGGCAAGTAAGAACTGTAGTTCCTCTTTGCGAAGTTAGGTACTTTCTCACCAGATATTGGCGAAAGGTTAGCGTCTTTAAAATATTTTTTCCAAGCCATGCTTTATATTACACTTTTTTCATACATTTAGCAACCTAAACAAGCCCGACCTGATTACGATCTTTTCTAGCCGTTGTTTCAACTGCTTTCAAGGCCCTGGATTCGACTGCAACAAGTGTATTTACGCCGTTTACCATAGATGCAAGAGCCTTATTTGCATTGGTTAGTTCAGTACTCATTGCCGCCATTTTTGCCTCAAGTGCTGTTGTATCAAATGTTTCCTTCAGATCATTGTTAGCAGTTACAGTTCCTGCTGTGCCAGAAGTTATCATTTCTGGTCCTTGCTCACCAACGAGATAAGTTTTACCAGCATCCATGTTTCCACCAAACTCTCTTTCTCCACTTAATGCTTTGAAACCACCATAGGCCAATCCCAGTCCGCCTCCAATTAAGGCACCAGGCAATCCAAAGGCGGCTC